GTCGCCGCCCGCGCCTCCTGCAGCTGGGCGTCGGGCCAGACGGTGTCGTCGGCGAAGGGGGTCTTGCCGGCGACCTTGAGGGCGCGCAGGGCGGCGAGGAGGAACAGCGGCGCCCCCACAACCTCGATCTCCCCTGAAAGGGTCTGGGGCTGGCCGCCGATCGTCCCCGCGACGGTGTAGGCGAGCAGGGTGACCTCCGGCTGGGCGCCGATGACGAAGGTGTACTCGCCCGAGTCGGGGCCGCCGTGGGCCAGCCCGGACGTGCTCACCGGGTTGTTGTCGGCGTCGACGACCTCGACGGTCGGGAGGCCCGAGTCGAGGTCGGTCGGGGTGCCGTTGACCATGAACGTCTCGGTCACGGTCACACTGGTTCCCGCCAGCATGTCCAGCATCAGGTCCGTCCGCTCCCTTCCACGATTCCGGACAGCCGCGGCCGGCGCGGTTCGCCCTGCACCGACCGGGGGCCGGGTTCGACCCACCGCGGCGGCAGCTGCGGCGGCGGCACGCTCACCAGCAGCACGTCGGCCCCGGCGCCGGGCTGGGCCAGGGCGACCAGCGCCTGGGCGGCCAGGGTGTCGGCCGCCTGGGCGAGGTCGGCCAGCGGCACCGCGACCACGACCAGCAGGCTGTCGGTGCAGGTGCCGCTGTCGGCCAGACTGCGGGGGACGCTGACCTGCAGGGCGTCCGAGCCGGTCCCGCTGTCGCCAAGGGTCGCGGGCCGTTCGACCTGGAGGGCGTCGGTGCCCTGCCCGCTGTCGGCCAGCGCCACGGCGGCCGCGACGGCCAGGGCATCGGCCCCCTGGCCGGTGTCGGGGAGGTCCTTGGGGATGAGGAGCTGATCGCCCGCCTGGCCGCCGTCCGGCAGCGGCACCTGCGCGGCCACGCTGAGGGTGTCGGCGCTGGCGCCCTGCTCGGCGAGGGCCACGGCGGCGGCCACGTCCAGCCCGTCGGCGCCGGCGCCCTGCTCGCCCAGGGTGGCGGGGAGGCTGACCTGCTCGGCGTCCGATCCGGCGCCGTTGTCGGCCAGGCTGAGGGTGGCGGCGACGCTGAGGGCCTCAGCGGCCGACCCTTGCTCACCCAGCGACAGCCCGGCGGCGAGGGCGAGGGCGTCTCCGCCGAGCCCGCTGTCGCCCAGCGACGCCGCGGCCGCGACCCCGAGGGCATCCTGGCCAGCGCCGGCGTCGCCGACCGGGACCGCCGCGGCGACACTGAGCGCATCCGACCCTTGGCCGCTGTCGGTGAGGGTGATCTGGACCGGCCCGGCCGCCGAAGGAACGAACCGGCGGCGGCGGGCGGGCCAGTCAGCCGGGCCGCGGAGCGGCCCCCGGGCCAGCCGGCCTGCTGCGGCCCCCCGGGTCGCAGCCATCGCCTACGGGTACTCCCAGAACCCGAGGGTGCCCGACAGGGTCAGGTCGTCAGCGACCGCGGCCATCAGCCGCACCACCAGCAGCGTCTCGGCCTGGGAGCACCACAGCCCCATCCCCTGCGGCCGCGGCCCCCACTGGTAGCCGGCGCGGACGTTCATGGTGTCGGACCACAGGTTGATGGCCGTGCCCGATGAGGCGATGGTCGACCCGACCGTCTCGCAGGCCGCCCCAGCCGCCGCGTCGTTGGGGTTCCCCGGCCGCGGCGTCGTCGCGCTGCCGTTCCCCGAGGTGGTGTGGCCGCGGATCACCCGCAGCCGCAGCTGCTCCTCGGCGGCGTCGCCGAGCTCTGAGGACTGGCCCAGGACGAACTCGACCACCTCGATCGGCTTGTCGTCGGCGGGGGCGAGCTCGAACAGGTCGTAGTCGCCGGAGGCGGCAGCGATCGTCTGGGCCTCGAATTCGAGGGTGTAGAAGCGAGGCACGGCGGGCTCCTTGTCAGCGCAGGGTGAGCCCGGCCAGCCGGTCACGGCGGCGGCGGGGCGGTGGGGCGGCCGCAGCGGCGGCCAGGTCGTAGGCGCCGATGAGGCCGAGGTTCGTGGCGTTGGTGATCGTCCACGTGCACTGCTGGGACGACGGGGCATTCAGCCGGTCCGCGGAGGCGCCAGCCAGGAAGCTCGAGGCGTTCGGTTCGATGCCGATTTGGTTGAAGCTGTTCCCGGGGGTGATCGTGGCCGTCCCTGACGATTGGCCGTCGGCCAGGACCGCGAAGTGCAGCCCGGTGTTGGCGCCGCCGGCGGCGCCGGTCGCCGCTGAGGTGCTGGCCCCCGACGAGGCGGCGTTGTTGGTCCCCGACGGCGCGCCGGCGGCCAGGCCGGTGTAGGAGCGGGCGCCGGTGGAGAAGAACCGGCTGGCGCCGAACTGGACGGTGACCGCCAGATTCCCGGCGCCGGGCAGGGCGATCGAGTCGGCCCGGTAGATGTAGCACGACATCGTGTTGCCGGTGGCCGCGCCGTCCTGGGTATAGCTGTTGCCGGCGTTGTCGGTCACCGAGCTGGGCGCCCCGGAGGTCTGGAACACGAACACGTACACCAGCACCTTGCTGCCAGCGGCCGGCTGGTTGGTGAAGGTGACGGTGCGGCTGGTCCCGGACCCGATGCTGGAGATCGGCGCGGTCTGGTCGATGGCTGCGGCCACCGCTCACCCCTCCCCGGTCGGGCCCCGGCGGGCTACGTGAAGTCGAGCAATGCCGATGCGGTCCAGATCTGCCCGGACGCCTTGGTCCCCTGGTTCGAGACGGCGCGGTTCAGGAGCGGGGTCGTGGAGGCGCCGGTGCCAGCGGCCGTGCCCTGATCGATGCCCCATTCCTGCCAGGCGAAGTTGGCATCCCCGGTGCCGAAGGTGGCGACGAAGGTCATGCGGACCGTGCCGGTGCCGGTGCCGGTGCCGCCGACCCCGGTGACGAGCTCCCAGCGGCGGTTGGAGGCGCCGGTGGAAGCGCTCAGGTCGGTGTTGCCGACGGCGGCGGCGGCGGTGGCGGTCCCGACCCCGATCCTTGTGTGGGTGGCGTCATAGGCCTGCCCCGACACCCCCAGGGCCTTGTCGAGCATCCGGCCCCACCCGGCGGTGGTGATCAGGTTCGACAGCGACTCGACGGTCTCGTAGGGGGCGAGGTCGAGCTGGTCGAACTGGTGCTGGTGGATGGGGCGGTGGCCGCGCTCCCCGGGCCCGGGCCAGCCGAGCCGGCGGGCGGCCCACTCGACCATCTGCCGGTCGTACTTGCGGACGACCAGGATGCCGCGTTCGCGGCCGCTTTCGCCCACGGGGGCGCTCACGCCGACGCCGAGGCCGTCGCGGCCGTTGGCACGCTCGATCGACACGATGATCCTCCTGATGGGATGCCCGGCGGACGCGCGGGCGGGCGGAACTACTAACTTGGCCTGAGCTGGTAGGAAGCTGGGATCAGCGGGCCGCGGCCCGGTCGATGGCCACCTGGTAGGCGGCCGCCCAGCCGTCCCAGCCCTGCTGGATGGTGTAGGCGGCGGCGTGTTCGCGGGCCTTGGCGCCCATCTCGGCGCGGGCCTGGGGGTCGCAGACGAGGTCGCGGACCCGGCTGGCCCACTGGCCGGGTGTTGAGCACAGGTAGCCGGTGACGCCGTCGACGACCATGTCGCGGTACGGCTCGAGGTCGGCGGCGACGACGGGGACGCCGAGGGCGGCCAGCTCCAGCGCCTTGATCCAGCTGCGGGCGCGACCGAACGGCCGGTCGGCGAGGGGGATGACAGCCAGGTCGAAGTCGATCGCCTGGTAGTAGTCCCAGATGTTGGCCTGGAACGGGGTGAACCGGGCCGGCACCCCGCGGACCAGGGGGGAGAAGTCCCAGCCGATCAGGTGCAGCTCGGCCGCCCGGCCGGACAGGGCCGCCTGGAGGGGGTCGGTGATGGTGGTCCAGTCGCGCAGATGCGACAGGCCACCGGCCCAGCCCACGGTCACGCCGTGGTGGCCGCTGGCCGGGCGGGTCATGGCCAGCAGATCCTCGTGGATCAGGTTGGGGAGCACGGCCACGGGGGCGTCGGTGTGCTCGACCAGCCGCTCGGCCAGGAACGGTGTGGAGCAGGTGACGAGATCGGCCAGCTGGAGGCAGTCGAGCGCGGTCTCGCGGACGGTCGCAGGCAGCCAGTTGGGCAGCGCGGCCGGGTCGGGGTCGGTGACGAGGTCGTCGACCTCGTACACGAGCGCCGGCCCTTGGGCCATGGTGTGCCAGCGGCGCCACAGGCGGGCGATCTCGGTGCCGTTGGGCCGTTGGGCGGCGAGCAGGTCCAGCCGCTCGACCTGGGGGTCGGTGGGGATGATCAGGTGTTCGCCCGGTGGGGGGATCAGCGCCTCCTGCCCCGACTGCCGGGCGAGCTGCCCCCAGGGCTGCCAGCAGCGGTAGTAGCCGCAGCCGTCGGGGTTGGCGGGGAGCATCAGCCACCGCTGCGGCTCCACCATCACCGTGACGCCTTGGACGCCGGCGAGGGTGACGGCCAGGGCGCGGGCGACGGCCTCGGGCTCCAGGCTGGCCGTGCCCGGATGCCAGCCGGCCGGCTTGGCGGCTTTGACGAACACCCCGGGCATCTCGGGGTCGTCCATGACCACCATCGGGTCCAGCCCGAGCCGCCGGAGGATGTCGGCCATGGCGGCTTGGGTGTAGCGCCACCGGTCGGGGGGGTGGTGCCAGCCGAATCCCGGGGAGCGGGTCGTCCACACCAGCACCCCACCCGGCGCCAGCACCGCGACCATGTTCGCGATCGCGGCCTGCCAGTCGCCGACGTGCTCCAGGCACTCGGTGGAGATGACCACGTCGAAGGCGTCGAGGCCGAAGGTGTCGGCGAGATGGGCGGCGTCGGCGACCATGTCCACGCCGGGGCCCGCGACCACGTCGACACCGAGGTAGTCGGCTGGGCCGCGGGCCTCGACCATCGGCCTGACGCTGCCGTTGACGTTCAGGCTGCCGACCTCCAGGACCCGCCGGCCGGTGACCTCGCGACCCTGGAGGGCGCCGTAGCTGAAGAACCCGAGCACGCTGCCATGCACGGCTAGCTCCCCTCGCCTGGGTGACCTGCTGGGTGGCCTTGGTGCTGGCCGGGGTGGTGGTGCCAGCGCCAGGTGACCTGGGGGACCGGCTGGAACCGCGCCCTGGCGGCCAGGAGGCGCAGCCACAACCCCCAGTCCTCCTGCGGCTGGCCGTCGCGGCGGGGCGCCGCTGCCGGGTCGGCGAACGCCCCGACCTCCCGGATCAGCCGGGTGCGGGCCAGCACCGTGATCGGGATGAAGTTGGCCCGGCCGAGCAGGCCGGGGTCGAAGGCCAGGCCCTGCGGCACCCGCCGAGCTTCGGGGACGTGGCCGACATCCTGGAACTGCGGGTAGAGCACGTCGGCGCCGGACAGGGCGGCCGCCCGCATGAGCACCCGCAGATGGCCAGGGAGGAGTTCGTCGTCGTCGTCGAGGAACGCCACCCACTCGGTCACGGTGCGGTACAGGGCGCGGTTGCGGGTCGGCCCGGGCCCGCTGCGGTCGGGGTCGGGTTCGATCAGGACCATGTCCGGCCGGCGGGTCTGGCAGGCCACGCTGGCCAGGGCCCGCTCCAGCAGGCTCTGGCGGCCGGCCACGGTCGGGATGATCAGCGTGACGCCCGCCGGGTCGACCATCAGCCGCCGACCCACTCGGACTCGCCGTGCGGCAGCTCCGGCTCAGGGCGGATCTCGAACCGCTCGACCGGTGGGGCGTGGCGGCGCTGGTAGCGGGCTAGTAGCCGCCGGGCCTTGGCGTCGGCGCGGCGGCGGGTACCGAACGCACTCCAGGGGCCGTAGTAGCCACCGGCGACCTTGATCCGGATGGTCCAGGTCCAGCGGCCGCGGCGCTCGGCCACAGCGACCGGCTCTGGGTCGCCGTCCCACCAGGCCATCAGCCGGTCCCGGCCAGGGCCATGGCGATGCCGTCGACCAGGCCGACCTTGGGCTGGTAGACCTCGAGCATCCGGTCGGGGTCGCCGACCCGCCAGTCGACCCCGACCGGACAGTCCAGGTGGCGGACCTGGGGCCGGTAGCCCTCGGCGAAGCCACCAGCGGCGATCACCATGGTGGCCAGCTCGTTGAAGCTGGTCGGGATCCCGGTGCACAGGTTCAGCGGCCCATCCACCCCGGCGTCGGCGGCGGCCAGCGCCCCGCCGATCACGTCGGAGACGTGGATGAAGTCGCGGACCTGGGTGCCCGGCCCCCAGATGTCGAAGGGGTCCGCTTGGCGGCGGGCCCGGTCGATGAAGCTCGGGAACGGGTAGTCGAGGGCCTGGTCGCCGCCGTAGCCGGAGAACGGCCGCACGACGGTGACCGGCACCCCGGCCTCCCGCAGCGAGACGGCGAGGCGTTCGCCGACGAGCTTGGACCAGCCGTACACCTGATCGGGGGGGAACATGTCGCCGGCTGGGTCGACCAGGTCCTCGCTGAGGGTGGCCATCATCGGCAGCTGCCCGACGGTCTCCTGGAGGAACACTGGGTACACCGCTGAGCTGCTGAGGTAGAGGACCCGGCCGGGGCGGGCGCGGGCGGCCCAGCGGAACATGGCCGCGTCCAGTTCCAGGTTGACCGCCAGCGCGAGGGGGTCGCCGTCGATCTTGGCGCGGCCGCCGACCACCGCGGCGGCGTGGACGACTAGGTCGTAGTAGTCCCAGGTGGCCCGGTCGGTCCACTCGGTGAAGAACGGGCGGCAGTCGCCCCAGGTGACCCCGGCCTGCTTGCGCAGGTCGATGCCGTGGACGGTCCAGCCGCGCTCGCGCAGGGCAGCGGCGAAGTGGCGGCCGAGGAACCCTGCCGCGCCGGTGACCAGCGCCCGCTGGCTCATAGGGCGGTCCAGATCTGGTAGTCGTACTGCCAGCCGGCCAGCCGCAACCCGAGCAGGGTGCAGGTGTGGGGGATGAACCCGGCCCGCTCGAGCATCTGGCGCACGTCGGTGTGGTCCCAGCCCCACAGGTGCTCGGGGTTGCGGGTGTCGGCCTCGCCGTCGGGGGTGGACAGCAGCAGCCGCCCGGTCCGCTTCCGGATGGCGGCCAGCACCGCGTCGGGGTCGTCGAGGTGTTCCAGGGTTTCGCAGCAGACGAACAGGCCGACGCTGCCCGGCTCCAGCTGCTCGATCGTTTGTTCGATCGGGCCCTGGATGAGCCAGCCGGGAGCGAGGTCCCCAAGGATGAGTCGGCCCTGGCCGTCGGGGTCGAAGAGGCGGGTCGCGATTGTGCCGTCGCCGCAGGCGAGGTCGGCGATGGTGTCGCCGTCCTCCAGGAGGTGGCGGCCGATGGCCAGGGTCACATCGACGCGGACGCGGTGGTCGGGGAAGCGGTCGTGTCGGTGCGGGAGGGGGTACATGGCGGCCAGCTTGTCCGCGCTGGGGGTGGGTCGCAGCCGGATCCGGGTCACGACGGCCGCTTCCAGGGCTCACCTCGGGCCGACTTCGCAGCGTGCGCCCTGGCCAGCGCGGCGGCCATGGTCTGGCGGTGAACATCGTCGCGCTCGTACTTGCCGAGCTTGGCCCGCAGGTCGGGGCGATCAGCCAGGCGCCGCTGGTTGCTCTCGGCGATCTTGCGGCGCGTCTCCGAGCTGTGCTCGCGGCCGCGCATCTTGGCGGCGAGCACAGCCCGCCACTCAGGCGTCCGCTCCGGTGCCTTCCGGCCGGTCAGTGCGGCCGCGATGGCCGCCCGATGCTCGGGCGACTTCGGCTTGCCCCGGCGGGCCGCGCTCATCCGCTCCCGCGCCCCTGGAGGCATCGGCCCTCGACGGCCCTCTCCGCCAGGTGTGCCATTCACCAGGTTGTGGCCGCCAGCGCGGAGCTTGGCGATCCACCGGACCTCCGCATCGAACAGGCCGTCCGCTGGAACCCGGTCGAGAACGACAACGGCTGGCTCGACTCCACTGGCGAGGAGCGCCCGGATCCACTTGTCGCGGCGGGTGCGGCCCCCGGCCTTGGCCCGCCGGAGGTGCTCTGCTCGCCGCCGATCAGCGGCGGTGACGGTGACGCCGACGTACCTCACGACGCCGGTCCTTGGGTCGGTGAGCCCGTAGACGACGCCGATAGCAGCCTCCGCAGTTTTGCCAGGTCAGCCGGCCATTCCGTGGCCAGGTACCTACGGAAGATTTTCTCATCGGCCTGGTACATCTCCGGGGCGTTGACCTCGGCATATCGCTCATCCCAGAGTGCTTTGCCAGCGATCGGGTGGACGTGTTCGATGATCACGTCGTGCAGGTAGCACAGCCGCCCCGTCTGTTCACCCCAGAGCCGCCAGGTGTTGTCCAGATAGAGATGCGTGAGGCCGGGGGGGACCATGTACCCCAGGGTGTGGATGATCTGGCTGCTGATGGCGACGGCGGTGGGGAGGTTCTCGCCCTGGAGGAGGTCGTTGCCGTACGCGACCCCACCGCCGACCCGGTCCAGGGCCTCCAGCAGGCGGGTGTCCCAGCCGTAGCTGCGCGGGCGGTGGTCGTCGCCGAGGAACCCGACCGCCTGGTAGCCGCCCCCGACGCCGGCGGCGATGGCGAGCCGGTTCAGGGTCGGGCCGAGCCGTTCCCGCGGCCCGATCGTCCAGCACGGCTCAGCCGGCCCAGCCGACCCGTAGGCGCCCCACCCGACCCGTTCCAGGTCGGCGAGCACGTCGTGGTAGCCGCCGATCTCGGGGTCGTCGTCGTCGACCGCGAGCAGGAGGCGGGCGGCGCCGGTCGAGGTGGCCTGCCAGGCGCTCAGGAGCTCGGCGGCCTTGGCTGGCCGACCCCGCGACGGGCAGAGCATCAGCAGCTGAGGGGTCATGGCCGTCCCCCGGGGATCTGGAGGCCTTCGCCGGCCCCTGGGGGGGTCCACAGGCCGCCGCGGCCGGGCAGCGGGGACGGTGGGGGGAGCGACGCCATCTGCGGCCAGTAGTCGGCCTCCTGCACCCACTGGCGCTTCAAGTGGGAGGTCCCGACCCCGGTGTGGACGAACATGGGGAGGAGCTGGGCGCCGGCCCGTAGGCAGAACGACAGGTCCTCGCCGATCAGCTTGATCCCGCCACCTGCGGTGGTGTTCGGCACCCGGTCGTACCAGATCGGCCCGTACGCATCAGCGATGCGTTCGAAGACGCTGCGGTGGATCAGGATGCACGCGCTGCCGGTGCCGCCGACCCGCACTAGGGTGTTGAGCGGGTAGTCCCAGCGGGTCGCCCACCCCATCTCCCCCGAGTCGAGGCTGACCCAGTCGTAGACGGTGGGGACGGCCCGGCAATGCCAGCCGCCCATGCCGTCGTCCTCGAACTCGGACTGGATGAAGCACAGGGCACCGACGATCGGCCGGTCGACCGGGTCGGCGGCCTCCAGGAGCCGGTCGATGGTGTCGGCCGGGAAGCCCATGTCGGTGTCGACCCACCACAGCCAGTCGGCCCGGCCGTCGGCCAAGAACTCGCCGACGACCTTGTTGCGGGCCTCGACGAGGCCGCCGGTGCCGGCCCGCACCCCGATGTAGCCGCCGGCCAGGACCCGCCCCTGGTGGGCCATGTCCCAACCCAGGAGTTGGGTCATCGAGTGGTACCAGCTGTAGGCGACCTGGTCGGAGTGGACGAACGCGGCCGCGACCGCGTCGGCCCGGTCCGGTTCGGCTGGGGGGTCGAGGTCGCCGGCCGGCTGGGTGGGAAGCCGGGGTGGGGGGGCGGCCGGGTCGACGGGCCGCAGGTGGCCCAGGGTGTCGGGGGGGACGGTCACGCCGTCAGGGGCAGGGGTGGGCATCGCTGTCACGTCCTCGCCTACGTGAACGGAAGGTGGTGGTCAGGCTGGGAGGTCGCCGGCCGGGTTGGCCGTCTCGGGCGGGGGGTCGCCGGGCCGGTAGACGGCCAGTTCCTCGGCGGCGACCACCCCGACCTCCACGCCCGGGAGCCACTGGCGCAGCGCCTGCTGGATCTCGTGGGCGTGGTCGGCCGGGACGGTCGGGAGGACCCGGACCAGCAGGGTGTCGCCGGGCCGGATCACGATGGCCTCGGCGGCCCCTTCCAGCCAGCCGGCCATCAGCGGGCCCGGGCGGCGGTGCGGCTGGTGGGGCCGCGGCGCTCGCCGGGGGCGGCGGTGGTCTGCTCGACCGGCGGCTCGGGGGCGTCGAACCCGGCCGGGGGGGCGCTGAACACCAACCCGTACCGCGGATCCGAGGTGAACATCTCCGGGTGCTGCTGGACGACCGGGTCGTCGGCTGGCCAGTGCTGGCCCTTGCGGATCATCCCCTGGGCCCCGTCGGGGCCGACGACGCGCTTGTCGCCGCGGGCGAACACGACCTCGATGTCGGCCACGTTCAGCCGGCCTGGTAGCCGAGCTTGGCCAGGTCCTTGTGGACCTGGTCCTGGGCGTCGGTGTCGCCGTTGGCCTTGGCCGTCTCCAGGATGGCTAGGAGCTGGTGCACGTCGGCGCTGCCGGACTCGCTGGCCGGCAGCAGCTTGCGGCCGCCGCCCTTGGGGGCGGTGGCGGTCGCCGAGCGGCTGTCCTGGGGCTGCTGGGCGTCCTGGACGGTCTGGGCGGCCCCGGCTGCGGTCAGGTCCTCGCCCTTGGTCTTCTTGTCGTCTGCCATTGCTCATCTCCTGTGGGAGCAGAGTTGGGCCTGGTCTGGGAGCGCTCCCGTTCGCTCCCAGACCAGGGGCCACCCGGCGGCCCTGGTGGGTAGGGCATGAGGGTGGCGGCGCCAGGGCCCGGTGGACGATCGGGCCCTGGCGGGGTGGATCCCTGGATCAGCTGTTGACGAGCAGCCGGAACGCCAGGTCGTTGGCGCTGCCGCCCCCGACCCGGGCGTACGCGAACCAGCCGCGCTGTCCGGTGGGCCGGTGGTTGGTGCCGACCAGGTGCTGGACGAGCTCGATCGACATGCCGCCCCTTCGGGCGATCACGTAGTTCTGGAAGTCGCCCACGACCGCCAGGCCGATCGTGGAGCTGGTCGAGGTGACCAGGTCCGGCATGTAGGGGCTCTCGTAGACGCCCTTGTTCATCAGCTCGTCCAGCCACTCCTCCCGGATCCCCACCGAGAAGGCGTGGAACTGGGTCGAGGTGCCGAGCTGCCGGATCCCCGAGTTGACGTTGACGCTCATCAGCCAGGACGCACGCCGGCGGTACTTCTGCGGCAGGGCGTTCCAGACCTTGTAGGGGTCGGGGGTGCCGAGCGCGCCGGCGGTGGTCAGGGCCACCCGGACGTTGGTGTTCGCCGACAGGGCGGTGAGGATGCCCTGGGGCTCACCGGTCCCCGACCCGCGGGTCAGCTTGTCGACCAGCAGCTCGTCGTAGCCGGCGGCGAGCAGGGTCCGCATCTCCTCGGCGAAGGACGGGTAGTCCTGGCCGACCTCGATCGAGAACGGGATGAACCCCCGTGCCATGTGGACCTGCACCGACGGCTGGGCCAGCGTGGGCGAGTCGTCGGACACCTCGGCACCCTCGGTGTCGAACGACCAGGTCACCCCGGCGCTCGAGACGCCCTTCCAGAAGTTGCTCTGCCCGGTCGAGACCTCGCGGGCCAGCTGCAGGAACGGGTTGTCGGTCTCCTGGGCGGTCAGGATGATCGACGGGTCGATGAACACCGGGATCCCGAACCCACCCGCGGTGGTGGTGGTCTCCGACATGGCCCGGAACTCTTCCCAGGCCGCGATCGCCTGCCGCTCGTCCTCGGTGAGGGTGAGCGCCCCGTTGGGGTTGGTGACGAGCTTGAGGAACGCCTCCCGGTAGGCCTCGTTCTCGGTGACCAGGATCCGCCGGGCGATCTCGGTGTTGCGGCGCACCTGCCGCTCGACCAAGGTCCGCTGGTCGTCGGTGAGCTGCGCGGCCTCGCGGTCGGTGTCGAGCCGCCGCAGCGCGTGGTCGCGGGCCTCCTTGAAGCTCATGCGCCGGACGGCCGAGAGGGGGTCGTCGGCGTTGGGGTCGAGGTTCCGCATCGCCCGCTGGACCGTCTCGGGCCGCCGGTTCAGCACGTCGGCGATCCGGCGGTGCTCGGTGAGCATCCCCTCGGCCTTGTCGCGGACCGCCAGGAGCTGGGCGAGGGCGGCCTCCTCGGCGTCGTCGAGCTCGCGGATGGCGCCGCGGTCGTCCTGGTGGATGGCCTTGATGTGGGCGTCGGCGAGGCGGATGAGCTCGTGGAGCTCCTCGGGGGTCTTGCCGCGCACGTCCTCCAGGCTGAGGGTGGGCGCGGTCGGCCGGTCCTGGCCGCGGTCGCTGTCGGTGGTGGGCTTGTCGTCGGTCGCGGTGGGGGCACCCCCGGCGATCGCGTGGATCGGGCGGCCGTGGCGGTCGCGGCCGATGATGACCTGACGCCGACCTTCGAGGGCGGCGCGGATGGCGGACTGGTACGTGCTCACTGCACGATCCTCCTGACGCGGAGCGCCCGGTCGCGGGCGCGAGCGGCTGCCGATGGCATCTGCTGATCCCCCGGCTCGGGCGCCTGCCGCGCCGCCGAGTCGGGATCGCGGCCTCGCCTGCCGCTGCCGGCATCGCCGGCGTCACCGCCACCCGCCATCCGCTGGTCGGGTCGCCCGGTGAAGTCTGGACGCAGCGTCTGGGCCGCCCGGACGGCCACCTCGAAGGCGGCCAGGTCGCGGTGGCGGAGACGCTCGTAGTAGTGGTCGGTCAGCGACCGCACCGCCGCCGAGGCCAGCTCAGCGGTCGCATCCGGGTTGGCGGGGAAGGTGACCGGCCCGAACTCGCGCACCCGCACGCGGGTGATGGTCCGCTCCGGCAGCCCCAGCGGGTTGTGGTCCGATGGGCCGGGCTCTTCGTCCCAGCTCTCCCCGAGGACCTGCATCCGCATGCTCGAGCCGTACTGGTTGTCACGCAGGCCGGGCAACAAATCGCGGTTGTAGCCGGTGTCGTACAGCGGCCCCTCACCGACCGGGCTGTCGGCTTCCTCGCGCAGCTCGCGGATCGGGGCCAGGACCTTGTTCCCGACGGTGGGGTCGAAGCCGTGGTCGAACAGGATCCGCATCTGCTCGCGGTCGTCGCGGATGGTGTCGGCGAACGCGCCCGGCTGGGTGCGCTCCATGTAGTCGCCCTCCCAGAACGACGACACCCGGTACCAGACGTTGAAGGTCGAGAACCGCACGACCAGCAGCCCCAGCCCGTCGTCGCTGCTGTCGGTGGTGGCGGCGCGGAGCTCGGCCGCCGCTGAGGTGGCCAGCCCGCGGACGACGGGGATCTCCAGGGTGGGACGCTCAGGCATCCGGGTTCCCCTCCTCGGGGGTGACGGTGTGCAGGCTGGTGCAGCCGGCCGAGGTGACAGCGACGAGGGCCTGGCGGCGCTCGGGGTCGGCCTCGACGACCTCGACGGTCACGACGAGCGGCGGGGTGAGGAACGACCGGGCCCAACGGGCGAAGCGGGCCCGGCGGGCTTGGTAGTAGCCGCCGTACTCGCTCACTTGGCGGCGGCCTTGGCCGGAGGCTTCTTCCCGACCTCGGCGGGCGCCTTGCCGCCGCCGCTGTCCTTGGCCGGCTGGCTGCCCGGGACCTGGAGCTGCACGCTGACCAGGCCGGTGTGGACCAGCAGGGCCATGTTCTGGCCGAGGACGGCCGCCTTCGCGCTCTCGGGGGTGAACCCTTCCTTGACCAGGTTGGCGATCGTGCGGGCCTGGATCTCGGTGATCTCGGCCGCGTCCTTGGCGTCCTCCCTGAGGAGGGGCACGTCGGTGGTGTCGAACCACAGCTCGCTGTCCGCGGGGACCTTGATCAGCTTGGCCAGGCTGTTGGCGAGGCTTTGGGCGGTGGGGAACACCCAGCTGTCGGCGAAGATCCGCCGGGCCATGCCGAAGTTCCCTGCGTTCAGGCTGGAGCCGGCCAGTCCTTCAGCGATCCCCAGGATCGGTGCCGGCACCCGGCTGAGCAGCGCGATGCGGGTCTCGCCGGCGCCCTGAGTGGCTTTGAAATCGAGCTGCTTCAAGTCCGAGCCGACCACGGTCGCGTCCGCACCAGCGGTCAGGTACAGGGTCCGGTAGGCGTTCGCGACCCCAGCGTGGTTCTCCTCCAGCATCTCGACCGCGGCGTCGAACTCCTCCCTGTTCCGGGCCGGGATCCCCTTGACGACCAGGTTCGGGGTCGCGCCGTTGGCGAAGAAGGTGAGCTTGTGCTGGGTGGCGGCCTGGTCGCCCTGGATCTCCTTGACCGCCGGGGTGATCCAGCTCTGCCCGAGGCCGGGCTGTTCGGGGTCGACGATCGGGGTCCAGTGGGCGACCTCGCCGGGGAGCAGCGTCACCGGCTTGGCGCCACCACCCTGGCCGCCGTTCCAGTAGACGTAGCCGAGCAAGTCGGCGTCGATCGCCAGCGTCGGGTCGTCCGGTTCCCGCTGGCTGCCGTAGAGGATCCCGACCCAGTCGGGGCGCAGGACCCGCAGCCGCTCGCCTCGGTCGGCGACGAACGCGTTCCCGGCCAGCCCGGCGTGCCATTCGCACAGCCCGACCAGGTCGCCGGTGGTGGCGTTGGGCCAGGGCCGCTCCAGCTTGGCCAGGTCCGCGTTCGAGAACAACCTGCGTGGGGTCCTCGGATGCCAGGGGACGTTGCGGAAGGTGAACCGGATCTGGCTGAGGACCAGGGCGCGGACCAGCTGGGCGGCGAACGCCGGAGGCGATCCGCGCAGCGCGGCCGCGTACCCGGGGAGGGTGGCCAGGATCTGGGCGATGTGCTGCTGGCCGTAGGTGGTGACCAACCCACCCGGGCCGTAGGCGTGGCCGCCATAGACCAGCCCACCAGCGGCCGGGATCAGGTAGTCGCTGACCCAGGCGTCGACCCCGAACCGCCGCTCGTCTCCGGCGCCGCCCCGGTCGCCGCCCCGGGCGTCGGCGACCCGCTCAAGCAGGCCCACGGCGGCGTCCGTCCTGGTAGCCGAGCCGGACCGCTGCGGCCGCGAACACCAGACCCCGGACGGCGCCGCCGACCAACCACCCGACCCCGTACAGCAGCCCCGTGGCCATGGTGGCCAGGGCCCGGCCAGGCCGGATCGTTGTCGCCTCTCGGCGGATCTCTTCGACCGGCACCCGGTCGAGCAGGCTGGTAGACATCACGATCCTCGGGGGGACGGGGCCCGGCTCAGCGGCGGGCGGCGAAGAACGGCTGCTCGTCAGGGGGGTTGAGGGCGCCGTCCTCGATCGCCTTGGCGCGCGCCTCGCGGGCCAGGATCGCGGCGACCAGCGCGTCGATCAGCAGCCCGAACTTCTTCTTGACGATCTTCATGTAGTGGTCGCGGGGTGCCCGGCTGCCGTCCTCGAGCGGTGGCCGCCGCTTCCCCTTCCCCAGCGCCGCGTTCAGCACATGGCGGGTCAGGGTCGGGTTGCCGTCGTGGGTCAGCTCGCCGGCGGCCAGATCCGTCAGGAACCGCTCGATCGCCGGGTCCATCTTGGTGTCGGCCCACACCGGGAACTCGACGATGCGGCTGCCGGCCTTGCCGTTGAGGCGGCCCTCATAGCGGCCCGCCCACAGGCTGAAATACTCACCCCACCGGTTCGGGTCGCCGAACAGATACCACACCTGGTAGGCGTCGAAGGCCAGGGCGACGGCCTGATCAACCTGGGCCCGGTCGATCAGCCACGGCTCGTCCGGGTTGGCCGGTGGCTCCCAGGTCCGCAGGTCGAAGTGGCGGCCGTCGCGGATCCGGCATGCCTGCAGGGTGGTCGCGTCCCGGGCCCGGCTGCCGTCGAAGCCGAGGCAGATCGCCTCCCCCGGCAGCAGCGGATCGTCGGTGCGGGCCTGGGCTGCCCACTGGAGGGGGTCGGCGACATCGCGGGAGCCGACCCGGACCTCGTTCAGGAAGTACCTGCGCGCCTCGGCCTCGCCGGTGGCCTCGTCGCGGGCCTCTTCCATGATCCGGTCCAGGTCGACCCAGCCGCCCTGGTCGACGGCCGAGTCTCCGTACACGAAGGCGAGCTCGGCCCGGAGCGCCTGGTCGTCGTCCAGGTCAACGGTGGTCCGCGGCGGCCGATCGTCGACCAGGACCCCGGGCGCCTTGGACTCGGCGGTCCGCTGCGCCACCGAGTGTTCGGACGGGTCGTAGGCGTTGGTGATCTCCAGCCACGTCCCGCCCATGCCGGCCAGGTTCCGTTTCATCGCCTTGGCCAGGGCAACCCCGCCGTCCGAATCGGTCATCAGGTGCGACTCGGTGAAGGTCGCGAACGTCAACCGTGCCCCCAGCCGCGCCTTCGCCGACGCAGTGACGGGTTCGATCCAGCCGTCGCCGCGGGGGAGCTTGATGCGGGTGTCGCCCACGTCCAGGCCGGGGGTGTTGGCCAGCGGCCCGTCCCGCAGCATGGTCACGATCGGCAGGAACGTGTTCGCGGTCTGGTCCTCGGCGGTGGCCGCGCACTGCTGCCAGGGGGTCGGCCACGGCCGCCCCACCGGCTCCCCGTGTTCGTCCCAGCCGTCGAACACCACATCAGCGAACGCCTCACAGCAGTGCTCCGCCGCCCCCAGCGGATCCTTACCCCACTTCTGCGGCCGGCGCAGCTGGGCGCCGTAGTAGACCAGCGCGCGGGTGCCCGAGCCGGGGCGGGCGTCGGGGCGGAGCCGGTACTTGCGGACGATGAACCGGGCCATCTCCGGGGTCGGCACGTACGGGTCGCCCTTGCGCAGCCCGTCCGGGACGATCAGGTGCTGCTCGATCCAGTCCAGCAGATACCATCCGAGCGACGGGAACGGCCGCCGCTCAGTCGGGCCCCGCCAGGGCATCTAGGGCTGCTGGCCGCCGTCGACGACCTTGAAGTCAGCCCAGCGGCTCCCCTCACCGTCGCCCTGGGCGCGCTGGTCGCGCTGCTCGGCCACCTGGTCGCTGGCGACCTCCCACCGCAGCCGCAGCATGCTCATGGCGGACAGGCCGAGCCCTTCGCCGAGCTGACGGGCCGTCGACACCAGGAACGCGGCCGCGCCGGCGCGTTCCGCCCGGACCAGCGTCCGCACGTACAGCGCGACCGACCGCTCCAGGTGCAGCTGCGCCCACGCCGCCCCCTGCGGCTTGCGCCACAGGTCCTCCCACGCCGCCTTCTCGCTGCCGGTCTGCCGGCCCGCCAGCGGCCACGGCGGGATCTCCCCCCGGTAGCCCTCAGCAGGCAGGATCAGGAACCCGGGGCGGGCGTTCCTGCGCCGCGCGTTCGGGTTGGGTGCTGGGCCGGGCACGAGGCCTCGCCTCCTCGGGATGGGCCGGTTCCACCAACCACCGGTCGATGGAACCCGTACAGGACGCGTCCTGGGGGGCGCGGGGTCATGGCAGATGCCCTGTCGGCCCGTCCGACCCCTCCCCCCCTCCCACCCCGGTCACCTGGCTCGTCGTGTTGTCGCGACGGCGCTGGTCAGTGTCGAGCCAGCGAGGGGGCGGCACGGTTGCAGGCTCGATGCTCCAGCCCTCCGTCGCTGCCGTCGTCGGGGTGGCCGAGGTCGAGCAGCTCAGGGTGTGGGCCGAGTGGCTGGTGGCAGCGGGCGCATGGCTGGTCTGGGTGGTAGAC